ACGGAGTGATTGAAGCAGAGAGAGCGGAGAGACTCGAAAGCGAGAAGCGTGAACAGGCTAAAAAGAAACTCGAACTCAAAATCAAGTTAATGGAGAAAGAACATGAAGATTGAGGAAATCGCAAATCTCACCGCAGAAGAGTGCGAGGTGAGACTTTCCCAGATCAAGACCGAGATGGACGGAGAAGATGCCAACATCGAAGAGCTGTCCGCAGAGGTTGACGCAATCGGCGAAAGAAGAAAAGCACTCGTAGAAGCTGAAGAGTCAAGAAAGGCTCTTGCAGAAAAGGTCGCAAAAGATGTGACCGCACCCATCATCGAAGAGAGAAAGGATGAAAAACAGATGAGCAATATGGAAGTAAGAAACAGCAAAGAGTATATTGACGCATTCGCAGAGTACATCAAGAGCGAGAATGACGCAGAGTGCCGTTCACTCCTTACCGAGAACGTAAGCGGTTCTGTACCCGTTCCCGAGATGGTCTATGACATCGTCAAGACCGCATGGGAGAAGGAAGGAATCATGAGCCGTGTTCGTAAGGCTTACATCAAGGGCAATCTTAAGGTTGGTTTTGAAATCTCTTCTACCGGAGCAACCGTACACACCGAGGGCGGTTCCGCAGTTACCGAAGAGACCCTTGCACTCGGTGTAGTTACCCTCGTTCCCGCATCCATCAAGAAGTGGATATCCGTATCTGATGAGGTTCTCGGACTTCGTGGAGAAGACTTCCTTCGCTATGTCTACGATGAGCTTACCTACCAGATCGCAAAGAAAGCCGCTGACGAGCTTGTCGGTCTGATTGTCACCGCTCCCACCACTTCCACCACCACTTCTTGTGCTGTTAGTGAGATGAGTGCCGCTTCTCTTACTATGGGAACCATAGCTGATGCAATCAGCAGACTTTCCGACCAGGCTAACGACAATGTCATCATCATGAACAAGGGAACTTGGGCGGCATTCAAGGCTGTTCAGTATGCTAACGGCTTCAATGCTGACCCCTTCGAGGGACTCGAGGTTGTATTCAACAACAGCCTTAAGGCATTCTCTGCGGCTTCTGCATCCGACACCGTGGTCATCGTTGGTGACCTTAACTACGGCGCCCTTGCTAACTTCCCCGAGGGCGAGGGAATCGCATTCAAGTTCGATGACAAGACCGAAATGGCAAAAGACCTTGTCCGTATCCTCGGCAGACAGTATGTCGGACTTGGCGTCGTAGCTCCTAACGCATTCACAAGAATCGTTAAGGCATGATAGGCAAAGTTAAAATCCCTTACTACGATAACTCCGGCTTACACAAAGCCGGAGAACTCGTAGAGGTTACAAAGGCGAACTCAAACCTCGTCACTATCGAGGAAGTGAAGGCGAAGCCCGTGAAGGCTGAAAAGCCTGAAGTGGCAGAGACTAAAGAGGTTAAAAAGCCTGTGAAGAAGAAAAAGAAAGGCTGACGCATGGCACTTTTGGATGATGTGAAAACGGCATTAAGAGTCACGACCACGGCTTACGACTCCGAGATATCTGATTTGATTAACTCGGCAAAGTTAGACCTTGGCATCGCCGGAGTAGAACTTCCGCAGACACTTGATTCAGTTTGCAACACAGCGATCAAGACCTATTGCAAGTTAAACTTTGGCACTCCGAGTCCCGCAAATTGGGAATATCTGAAGAAGTCCTATGACGAACAGAAAGCACAGCTTTCAATGTCGACAGGATATACAGATTGGGGCAACACATGAACAAGGCAATAACTATTGATTTAATCCCAAAAGTATATAGCACGGACTCGATGGGACAGAAGATACCCGTTGACGGTACACCGAAGACGGTCTTCGCAACACTCTCATCGGTCAGCCGTGCGGAGTGGGTGTCGTATTCCCAGACAGGAAGACAGGGACTCGTTCCCGCATACGTTGCCACGGTATTCGTTGGTGACTATAACGGCGAGTCAAAATGTTCCTACAACGGGAAGCCCTACGGCATTTACCGCACATACGAGAGGGATGACGAGCAAGTCGAATTGTATCTCGAAATAAAGGCGGGTCTTGAATGAAGACAGGCGAAATCTCAATAGACAAACTACTCGATACGATTGACTTAACCTTGGAAGACTTCGCAAGTGGAGTTGATTCGTGCTTACAGACCGCATCGGAAGAAGCGGGACAGAGTGCGGAGAACGAACTTCACAACACATCTCCGTCACGCACGGGGAATTATCGAAAGTCGTGGACTTTCAAAGAGAAGCAGATAAAAAAGGGAAAGTCATATCGGACGGAGTTGGTCGTTTATAACGAGAAATACTATCGTCTTACGCATTTACTCGAAAAGTCACATCGCATCGCCAACAAGTACGGCTCCTACGGGAGAAGCACAGCACAGCCGCACATCGCACCCGCACAGAAGAACGCAGAAAACAAGTTCATCAAAGTTTTCAAAGATGAACTCGGGAGAATCAGAACATGACATCACAGTTATCAGATATCTACACGGCATTCGATGACGCACATATCACGTATGCTTATAATGTATTCCCCACAGATGCAACAGCTCCGGCATTACCCTATGTCACGGGATTCGTGACGGGCGGTCAGGGCATGAGTGCGGACGATGAGAACTATTTTGACACGATGAACTTAAACATCGTGCTGTTCACGAAGCAGAAAGACCCCACCACGGAAGATACGGTCAGAGGTGTTTTGAAATCCCTTGGCTGTGTGTATACCTGGGACGAGTCCTATGCTACCGATGAACAAATGTACATCATAACTTATTCGATCACTATGGATTGTTAAGGAGAAAAAAGAAATGGCAGATTCTAACAAGGTCAAGTTTGGCTTGAAGAATGTCTACTACGCAAAAGCAACCGTCACAGGTTCCACCGTGACTTATGCAACACCCGTTGCTATTCCTGGAGCGGTCAACCTCTCCATGGACGCACAGGGCGAAGAGACGAACTTCTATGCTGACGACACAAAGTACTACAACGTAACCAACAACACAGGATATTCGGGAACCCTTGAAATCGCAAAACTTCCCGAGACTTTCTATACCGACATCTTTGGATATACCGCAGACACCGATTCTGTAATCTTCGAAGATGCCGAAGTCGAACCCGCACAGTTCGCTCTCCTCTTTGAGTTTGCCGGAGATGCAAACAAGGTCAGACATTGTCTGTATCTTTGCTCCGCATCTCGTGCATCTGTATCAAGCGGCACTCTTACCGAGAGCAAAGAGCCTGTGACCGACACTCTGAACATCACCGCTTCTCCTCTTCCTCTGGACTCCAACGGAATGAGAATCGTTCGTTCAAAGTGCGTTGAGGGTGATTCCGAGTATAGCGGTTGGTTCTCCGCAGTACATCAGTACACTTGATTTTAATGAGGGGATTAGGTCATGGAAAAGACTATCAATATTGATGGTCACGACTATAACTTCAGGGCTACGGCGGCTACACCCTACGTGTACCGCCACGCCTTTGGTCGTGATATCTTCACAGATTGTGGGGCAATACTTGCCGCAATAGGCACGGACTCCACACTTGACATCTCGGTTCTCGATGCTTTTGAGTGTGTCGCATTCTGCTTTAATTCACAGGCAGAGGGCAGAAAACTCAATCGAGACACCATCGAACAGGACATGACGGATTGGCTCGATCAGTTCGAGACGCTGTCAATCAGAAGAATATTCCCACAGCTTTTAGACCTTTGGCGGTTGAATAGCGAACAGACTTCAACACCAAAAAACCCAGCCGCCCGACAGAGCGACCAATGAACACTCCGCTGTTCATGTTGCGTTGCCTACAAGTCGGGCTAAAACTTAATGATTTGAATGATATAGACATTGGGCTTGTCTACGATATGTTCGTTGAAATGGCGAACGATAGAGCCGAGTGGGACTACAAGGCTACACAGGCAGACTTTGACAAGTTTTAAGGTGAAACCATGGCGGAAAGACTAAAGGGTATAACCATTGAGATTGACGGCGACACAAAAGGTCTCTCGCAGTCTCTTAAATCGGTCAACAAAGATATAAAAACGACACAGACACAGTTGAAGGATGTCGACAAGCTTCTTAAGCTCGACCCTCACAACGTGACTTTGCTGTCGCAGAAGATGTCGCTTCTCGGCAAAGAGATAAACACGACCAAAGACAAACTGTCACAGCTTAAGGCTGTCCAGGATAAGATGGACGAAGGGCTTAAGAACGGCACGGTCACGGTCGAGCAGTATGACGCATGGCAGAG